GTTCTGAAACTGGAATATTTGCTGGAATTAGTGCAAGATTAAGTGATTTGTCATTAGGTTTTAGAGGTGTTGCCCAAGATATTAAAGGATTAATCCAAGCGTTTGCAGACACACCAAAAGAAGAACGTATAGAGTGGCTTGAAACACAAATTAAATTACTTGAAGATGCTTCTAAAGCTATGGAAGATAGTTCTTTATTAAAGTTTGGTGATTGGATTGGTAGCTTATTTAATGAAGATGCCGCAACTAAATTAAAAGAATATAAAGAAGAATTAGCTGGATTAAAACCAATTATTGAGTCTAATAATGAGTCTATTAAGAAAGGTGCAGAAGAACAAAAAGAACTTAGTAAGACGGGTAAAGATGTTGCTAAAACATTAACTGATACCTTTATGAATATGGCGATGGGTGTTAAAACATCGTTTCAAGATATGGCTAAATCAATTATTGCTATATTACTTAGGGTACGAATGCAAAAAATAGTTACACAAGCATTAGGTGCTACTGGTTTTTTTCATACTGGTACGTCAGAAGTTAAACATACTGGCGGTGCTATTGGTTCAAGTAAGATACCTTCATTTCATACTGGCACACGTTCTGATGAACGATTAGCTAAATTACAAGTTGGTGAAGCTGTTATTAATCGTGGTGGTGCGGCTAAAAATAGAGCGTCAATTGAAGCAATGAATAAAGGATATGCGGTGGGCGGTAATGGCGGCAATATAACTACTGCTGAAATTAACTTTAATGTTCAAGCAATTGATGCCGCTTCTTTTAATTCATATCTTGTTAATAACAAAGGTACAATTGAGGGTATTATTAATTCATCTTTAGCGAGCAACGGTTCAGTTAGAAGAACCATCAAACAAGTGGTCTAATGAATAATCTAACAAGCACGATATTAGCTAACCACAGCAATATCCAAGCAGAAGAACGAACTAAACAAGGTCAAGCGATCGAATTTAATTCTGGAAAGAATCAACGTGTTATTGGTTCATCAATCCCAGCGTTAGAAATGACGCTCACTTATAAGAACATCACACTTGTTAATTTTGAATTATTAAGAGGCTTATACGAAGCAAATCACGCTAATACATTCATTGTTGATGCTGATGATATAAATGATTTACGACCAGATGTTATGGGGCTTAATTCTTCAGTTTGGGCGTTTAAAGAGTTCAAATTTCGCGCTACTGCTGATACTTTATTCAATGGAACGATTACCCTTGTATCAAGCGTATTCTTTAACTATACGCAATATACTGCGGCACTAACTCAATCGTCAACATACTCACCAGTAACATCAACTAATACTGATTTTGATACTTTATTAGATAGCGCCCAACCATATCAAGTTGAATATGATTATGTAAGCAACTCAATTTTTAGTAATATTGGTCAATCAGTTAGACACATTAAAGATAAGGGCGGTTTAAGACGTAAATGGAAGCTATCTTGGTTATTAAATGAAAGCCAATTTTTATTAGTTCAGAAGTTCTACCGTCAAAAAGCTGGAATTATGGGTAGCTTTGGTATTCCAGATCGAGGCTATAAACCACACCAATACAATACGGTTGAATTGTTTGATGAAACGACAACTTATATTGAAGATTACACTGATTATTTTGCTGATGATTATTTAGAAAATGAGGGTGAATTTATGCTTGTTTTATCTGGTACTGGCACAGAAGTTGATGATGGTTTATTCAGTAAGACTAACGCACACTTTATGAACGATACGTTTGAATTTACAAGACGAGTAGATAATATGTATATCTGTTCGGCTGATATTGTAGAGGCATTATGAGTAAAACGATAACTAATGACGTAAGAGGTGATGATACATTTGCAATACTTCATTTATTTGAATTTGATATGTTCACACTGGCTAACGTCTTTGATGAAACACTGCGTTTCACAGACCACGATATATTCGTTAATGATGGTACGAATGAATTCACGCCTTTAGCTATATCATTTGATAAATTAGTTGAAGATTTTAGTATGTCATCTGATTCAATTAGCGTATCCATTGATAATATTAATGGTGCTTTAACAACTAAAGCATTAGCTTCTGAATGGCGCAATAATAGGTGTAAGATAACACGGGTTATTTATACTCCAGCATCTGAAACTATTGGCTCTGATGTTTATGAATTTGGCGTTACTGATAATTCATCAACAACCTATCCAAGACTTGAAATTGCTTCTTTAACTAAAGATTCATATGTTTTATTTGAGGGTGTAATAGATACCTTTTCGGCTACTTCACAAGCACTACAAGGCACTTTAACAACACAATTCACACATTGGGGTAAACCACACCCATCAAGAACGTATAATCAAAACGAATTTACAACAATTATTGATGCTATGACTGATGTTGTTTACTGGGGCAGACCAACTGATCCTAATATATGATGACTAATTGTTTCACGGTTGTAATTCAATATCTTAGCTTACGCTATCCGTTGCCGCAAGGATGGAAAGATTATAAACTTGATGTCAATAATATGGATGAATTTGTCAAGGATGAAAAAAGATTTTTAGCTAAACGATTACATATTGGTTTTTTTAAGAGTTTTTGCAAGAAAGTAAAGACTGCTAAAAAAGACGATATAGTGCTAACTAAAACTTCGGTTGGTTGTGCCATTAATCAATTCACTTACTGGGTTTATAATGAAGATTTAAACCGCGTAACACATAAACAATTAGATAATGATTGTTTAATAATGAGGGTTCAAAATGGGTAGCAAAGTAAAAGCGGCTATTGGTATCGGATTAGCTATATTCTCTGGCGGCATTTCAACTTTCTTACTTGGTGCGACTGCTGGAACTGTTGCTTTTGCTGGTATTACTTATGGAATGATTGCATCTGTTGCTATTACATTAGTCGGTGCTTCTTTAGCTGGTTCGGCATTATCACAAGACGTTGCTGATACGTTTGGAACTGAAAGCTATGCTGGTGTTAAATTACAAACACAGAAATCAAACGTTAATCCAGTGCCAATTGTCTATGGTGAGAATAGATTAGGTTCAAATATTATTTACCAAGAAAGTAATGAAGCAATTAATGGTGTTGATAATAAAGATTTTTGGTCAATTCAAGTAATTAGTGAAGCTGAAGTTAATGATTATATGGTGCTGTATGCTAATAGTGATACGATGGTTGATAAAGGCTCTGATGTTCATACGTTAGTTTATACACACGTTAAGGCTTATGCTGATTCTGGTGCTACTGGAATGGCTTTATCTGGTGTTAGTTTTGCCAAAGATCAAGCTGGTGCAACACAAACTGGTACACAATTAGGATTAACAAACTTTACAATACCACCAAATCTTGCTTTTTTAGCTGTTCATCAACAATTTGATTCAACAGATAATAATCACGTATCGCTTGATAATATTAATGCTAAGATTCAAGGCAAAAAGATTAGAACAATTGTTAGCGGTGCAATATCAACTGAAGCATATTCTAACAATCCAGCAGAAATTATTCTTGATTTATTAACTGGGGCTTTATCTATTCCAGACACCGATATTGATTTAGTATCATTCCAACAATCAAAGACAGATTGTAATACTAACGGCTGGACTTGTAATATCGCTTTAGTTCAACAAGCCAATATTCAGTCTATTATTAGTGATATTCTTGCTACTTGTAGAGGTCAAATTGTTCATTCTAATAGTGCTTGGAAGCTAAAGATAGACACTAAATCACAGCCGCTTGCTCAAGCATTAACTGACGATGATATTATCAGTAATTCTTTGAATATCTCGATGAAAGGTAACCGAGAAATTGCTAATAAGATTATATTGAAATACGTTAATCCAGCAGATGAATGGTTGTCTGCTCAAGTCGTTAAAGAAGATACTGATTTACAAGCATTAGATAGTCAAACATTAGAAAAGACGTTAGATATTAAAGGTATTACTAACGCAACTCAAGCTGGTGAACTTGCTGAAATTACCTTAAATTCAATGCGTTATACTGAAGATGCTTCTGGAAACCGTATTAAACAAACGCCACTTGTGTTATCATTTGCGACAACAGTTAAGAACGCACATTTAGAGGTTGGTGATGTTATATCAATAGATCACGATGTACTTGATAGAGTTAGGAAGTTTGTTATACTTTCAGCAGAAACAGACCAGAGTGGATTAATTCAGATAATAACACGCGAATACGCTGAAACACATTATAAAGATTCATCTGGTACATACTTAATTTAAGAGGTTTTATATGGCAACGATTGTAACAAGAAGTGGTAAAGGTAGTCCGTTAACGCATACGGAAATGGACGCCAACCTTAATAATATGAACGACCAGAAGATTGAATTAACTTCTGATACTGGTTCTTGTGTATTCCCAAATGGCACAACCGCACAACGCGATGGTTCACCACAAGCTGGATATTCAAGATTCAACACAGATACTGATTCAGTTGAAGTTTATGACGGTACTGCTTGGGTTGGTTTCGGTGGTGCTTCAGCAATCAATGAATTAAATGATGCTACTGTTTCTGCTTCTGACCCAACAATTACAACGAATCCAATTGCCACTGGTCAACTATGGGTAAACAAGACTTCTGGTGAGTGTTATATCTGTACTGATGCGACTACTGGTGCGAATATCTGGACTAATATTGGTGATGGTGCTGGTAATATCAGACCAAATGACCCACCAGTAATAACTGGTTTAGCTGTTTCACCATCTTTGCCATCTTCATTAAGTTCAGATACAACGACATTATTAACTTGGTCTGGTGCTACTGACCCAGATGGTAACGATGCTAATATTGTTTATTCAGCGACTGCTATATCTGATTCTAACTTAACTATTGCCGCACCTTCTGGTGGTACTCAAGGTCAATTAAATTTAACTGTTGCCGCTATTGGTTCTGATGTTTCTAATGTTAGTTTCAAGATAAGAGTGACAGACGAATATGGAAACGTTGTTGATTCAAGCACTTATACACTTAATTTATTAGCTAACCAAGCACCAGTAATCACTGGTTTAACAGTTGATACCACTGCTTTAGCTTCTTATACTTGGGCTGATATTAACACTGGCACAACAAACACTTATACAATCGCTGGTGCTACTGATCCAGATGGAACAGATGCTAATATTGATTATTCAATTGTTAATATTAGTAATGCCAATCTAACCGCTTCTGGTGGTGTTGATGGTGCTGATATAACTTTAACCGTTGCTACTATTGGTGCTGACATTAATGGTGTTACCTTTAATATTAGGGCAACCGATGAAGCTGGTGGTACGACTGATTCAGCACAGCAAAGTATTAATTTAAAAGCAATTGTTACTTATGATGTCGAATATTTAGTTATTGCTGGTGGCGGTTCGTCTGGACAAATGGGTGGCGGTGGTGGTGCTGGTGGATTAAGAACATCTTATGGTTCTACTTCTGGCGGTGGTAGTAGTGCTGAATCTAATTTAACTTTTACTGGCACAACAGTTTATACCGCTACTATTGGTGCTGGTGGTGCTTCTGTTACTGGAACAACCACAGCTACTAATACTGGAAACCCAAGTAGTCTTTCTGGAACTGGTTTAACAACTATTTCTTCAGTTGGTGGTGGTAATGGTGGCTCACACGATAATGTAGGTCACGGCTCTGGTGGTTCTGGCGGTGGTTCTTCAGCTGGTAACCAAGGTAACGCTGGTGGTGCTGGAACAACTAACCAAGGTTACGCTGGTGGTAATAGTGGTGAACCTATGAGGTTATCAAACTACCCTGGTGGTGGCGGTGGTGGTGCGGCTTCTGTTGGTCAATCACCATCAAGCAACACATCTGCTGGTGGTGATGGCGGTGCTGGATTACAAGTTAACATTGATGGAAATAATTATTACTGGGCTGGTGGTGGCGGTGGTGGTGCATATACACAAACTGCTGGTGCTGGTGATGGTGGTATCGGTGGTGGCGGTGGTGGTGGCTCTAATGGCGGACCACAAGGTACTGGCGGTGGTTCTGCTAAAAATTCTGGTGGTGATGCTCTTAATCGTTACGGTGGAAATGGTGGTAGCAATACTGGTGGCGGTGGCGGTGGTTGTGGTTGGTCGACTTATAATTCTGGTTCGGGTGGTTCTGGTGTAGTAATATTGCGAATGGCAACCTCTGACTATTCTGGAACAACTACTGGTTCACCAGCAATAACAACTTCTGGTACTGATACTATTATTACTTTTACTGGAACTGGAACTTATACAGCATAGGGATTAAATATGGCACATTACGCAAAATTAGGTTTAAACAGTAAAGTTATTGGTGTTATTGTTGTTGATAACGACGATATAACCGATGAAAACGGCAACGAAATAGAGCAACTTGGTATCGATTATTTAATGAATCTTACTGGTTACCCGTTCTGGGTTCAAACATCATACAACGGCAATATTCGTAAGAACTACGCTGGGACTGGCTTTAGATATGATGATGATTTAGATGCTTTTATTCCACCAAAACCATTCACTTCTTGGTCATTGAATGAAGATACTTGCCAATGGGATTCTCCAACACCAATGCCAGACGATGGTGCGATATATATGTGGGACGAAGAAATCCAAGATTGGTCTGTATTAGCTGAACAATAAGGAATTATGAATGGAATTATCAGATGTTATATTAACTCTTGTCGGCATAATTTCGGCAATTACTGGTGGAGTTGTGAAAGCACTGGTTGCTGATTTAAAAGATGTTGAAAAGCAGATAGCAAATCTGCCAAAAGAATACGTTATTAAGCGTGATTATCACGAAGAAATGATGACTTATAAGGCAGATGTTAAAGATGACATCAAAGAGATTAAGAAATTGATCGGAAAACTGTTTGATAAAGTCCAAGGTAAAAGAAA